AGTATATTATCAAATGCACCCGCAACACCACCAAGCAACGTACCTGCTAAACCAACGACCACAGTAACCAGACCACTAAAAATATTTGATACACCTGTTTTTACATTTTCCCATACGCCTAACATAGTTGTTGCTGCGCCTGATATATCACCTGCTAATACTTGCCCGAACATGGTACCCAAACCAACAATGACACCCTGCACAACCTGTACTACACCTGTAATGAATTGAAAGGCACCTGAGAGGGTTTGTAAGGCACCGGGAAGCGCACCAGATATAACACCTGCAAGTGCAACAAATGTACCGTACAGAGACGCGCCCACAAGGGCAATCAATGTACTAATCGCGGGTTGTAATTGCATAAAGATAGAACCTAATGCAGAAAAGTAACCGCCGAATTGTGCTATTAATCCGGGCATTTGACCGCTAAACGCTGCCTGAACTTGTGATACAAATTGATTAAATACCGGTACCACCGTAGTCATAATGATATTTCCTACCATCATAAGTGGTGGTACTAGCGTAGTTTGTATTTGCGCCCCAATGTTTGCAAGAATAGGAGCAACGACCGCAATACCCTGTTGAATACTTGCGCCCATACCTTGTAGAAATGTAATAACGGGTGCAACACTTGTTTGTATGCTCGTAGCAGTTGACGACACAACACCATTCATTTCAAGAAACTTTGTTTTTGCGCTATCTACCGCAGTAGAAATATCTTGTAATGGTTTTGTTGCACTCGCTAACGCTTCCATTGGATTAGCGCCAGCATCAGGCTTCATGCCACCAAGGTTTAGTTTTGGTGTGCTTGCCCCACCACCACCACCACCACCTTTAGGTTTTGCGGCATCTGCCATTTGTTTTAATAACTGTGTCTGCTGTGAGATAAGTTGATTTTGTTTAGTATAATTATCTAACTGTGCTTTTTGTGCGGCGTATGTTGCTTTTGCCGCAGTTTCCTGATCTTTTGCGGCGTCTAATTTTACTTTTGCTGCATTAACCGCAGTTGTTTTATCTTCCTCAGTTGCTTTTATTTGCGCCTGAATACCCATTTTTTGTATTTCAATGCGCGCATTTTCTTTCTCTGCCTCAGTTGCACTAGCACTCGCAATAGTCTTATTTAAATCTTCTAATTTCTTTTTGTCTTTAATCGCTTGTTGCTGATCATTTAATGCTTTTAATTGCGCATTTAACGGATCAAGTTTTGCCGCATATTCCGCAGTGACACTATTTAATGCTGATTGCGCGTCTGCTACTGCTTTTGTAGCACTTTCCATATCAAAATAGGACTGTACTAACCCTTGAATAGCAGGGCCAGCATCACCAGCACTCGCAACAATCTTTTGTATTGCATCCGCCCCAACTGAACCAGTAGTATTTAACTGGTTAATTGCCTCAGAGATAGCACCCTGACTACCAAGCATCATAGGGATAACGCCATCTTTCCCCATGCTTGATTTACCCGCGTCAATCATACCGTTTAGTGTTGATTGAATAACTCCGCCCATTTCTTGTAGCGCAGAATAATCACCTTGCGACCAACCTTCATAGTAAACTGTTGCCGCATCTGCGCCCCATTTGTCGAGGTTTGGGGTAATTTTTGGGGGTGAGTTGGGTTGTAACCATGAACTAATAACAGAACCAATATACTGCATAGCACTAATAAGCGGCGCGAGATTTGCCATAATACCCGCAGTAAACTGCGTAATAATATTGCTGCCCCATGCTACTGCCTGATTTGCAAGATCTTGAAACCCTGGTATTACACTGTCAATCGCACTCAATAGGAATTGTAACGGATTGCCGCTTGCCATCATTGCACTTGCAAATGATGTAACTGCGCCCATAACCATATTAAAACCATCGACTAGCGCGGTTAATGCTGGTGCAACCATTGTAAACAGTTGGATACCAAATGCCGTTGCGCTTGCCGCAGTTCTATCAAGAGAACTTTGTAATGAACCTGACATAGTATCAAATGCCGCTTGTGTAGCACCCGCGCTACCCGCCATTGCTTTAATATCGTCAGCGAATGCGCTTGCACCTTTGCCAGTGAGCATGAGTGCTGCGCTACCAGCTTCTACGCTACTAAACAGATCATTAATACCTTTACCAGATCCGTTTGCTGCACTTGCCATAAGGTTTAATGCGTCGCTTGTTGTATGTCCAGATGCGATAAACTCTTTAAATGTCACACCAGCAATTTTTTCAAATATCTTAGAGGTATTACTACTCTCTTTTGATAACTCTACAAACATTTGCCGTAGTTGTGTGGTAGCAACAGATGTTGGCACACCCTGAACGGTCATGGCTGCTAGTGCGGCGGTAACATCTCCAAAGTTGACACCTAACGCGGCGGCAGTTGGGGTAACATTGAACAATGATCGTGAAAGTTCATCAAAGTTTGTTTTCCCTAGTTTTACCGCAGTAAACATCATATCTGACGCCTGTGTAGCAGATACGACCGCTGGCCCATAGGCATTAACGACGCTTGATATACCGTCTACAGATGTTTTTAATTCGGTTACACCGCCTTTCGCTGCCATCTGTGCAGTTGCCATGAATGAGAATACATTATCGGCAGGAATACCCGCGCTAAGAGACTGATACAACGCGGGTACTACTTTTTCAGGTAACACACCAAACTTTGTGCTAAAGTCTAGCGCCTGTTGTGACATTTGCCCCATAGCACTTTGGGAGATACCAGGAAGTAGGGAGAATACCTCTTTCATACCATTATCAAATGCAATACCTTTTTGCACAGTACTTGTGAGCGCTTCCCCTACTGCCTGAATACCTTGTGCAAGCAACATACCACCCGCAGTAGCAAGCGCATCTTTTGCGTAGTCACCTAATGATTTTACTTTAGGTGCTGCGCTACCTGCCTCAGTACCTACTTTAGTTTCCTCAGTGCTTACCCTATCGAGTGCAGTTGCTTCACTGTCTAATGCAGACTTTGTAACATTAATTTGGTTACTCAGTTTTTGCATCTGTGCTTGCACTTGTGCAGATTTACTACTATCTTCACCGTATTTTGCGGATACCTCTGCTAACTTTGTACCCAATAACCCCATTTGTGTTTGTTGCTCTTGTAGACGCATGGTTAGTTGTTGGGAAACAGGCAGCGCGGCGCTTAATGATGCTTTTAGTTGATTAGAACCTGCTGCTACGTCACTAAAACTTTTTACTGCGTTAGCGGGTAATTCCATTTTCATGGTTGACATTTGCTGTGCAAGTGATTTAAGCGCAGCATCGGCACTCTTTAACCCGCTTGTAAACTGACTAAAATCTAGTCCTAACTTTGCTTGTAGTTCACCTACGATCATCGCCATAGTAATATACCTTTGTTACATATACATACACCATCCTTTCCCTTTATGCACTTAGCATTGCTGCCATGTGTTGTGCAATATTTTCCGCGCCCTCAATTGGCGCATTTTTCTTATCTTCCTCAACCTGATTTAGTCGCGCAAAGAAAATACTTTCCGGTGATAAACCAGAAAGTAACGCGAGAAATCTACGATATGACATGTCATGCGTTGTCAGGTCTATACCATATTCTCTCTGAAAGTCACTCTCAACTAGTACCCAATAATCAATAATATCATTGTATGTTATTCCGGTACTACTATCACCGGCGTCTCTTCTTTTGGGGTTTCTTCATTCTGCACGCCGTACTGTTGCAGTATCCATGACATAATATTCGTTAGCAGATCAATATCAAACGCATTATGCGCCTTAATCGTGTCAAATACATCTTGCCCGACTAATCGCACAAACAGATCAGTGACAAATTGATCGCTAACAACATCGTCTTTATTACGATTTGCCATAGTTTGTAGCAATAGTGCTGCTTCAAATGGGATTGTTGGTGGTAGGTAAAATGTCTCATCAAACAGTTTAAAGGTTACAGATCGTGTTTTATTGCGTTCTGCCACATATGCATCAAAATTAAAAAACTTCGCCATTTCCTGTAATCTCCTAAACAATAAAAAAAAAAGAGCATATGCAAACAAAGGGTATTGCTTGCATATGCATATCCCTTTATACGATTATGATACCATTCCTAAAGTATCGTGAACAGTAAGATTATAAAGTTTCCAACCTTTATGCTGTTTTAATTTACCATTTAATAGCATAGATAATGGGCCGGCACTTAAATCATGTTGCTTTGCAAAATCTATCAAACCGCACACATGATACATTACACCATCAGGTGAAATAATGTCAAACGATTTTTTAAGTTTATCACTAACACTTTTATATGAACCTATTTTGCGTTTAGTTTCCATACTAGACGCTATTCTGCGTTTAACATGGGTATCAGACTGTATTAGACCTTTTTGTCTTGCGCTGTGCTGTATTCTTTGCTCATCTGTAAACTTATACCCGCGTGTTGTATTTGGTTCAAAACAAATATTATAAACAAACTCAGGATGATACTCACGTATCATGTCTAACCAAGTTTGCTCGTATGCGTCTAGTTCGTTATTGGGTATATTCTCATTTAGAACAAATACGGCAAATGAATTTTCGCCATGTGTATTAAAAGAATTTTGAAGTTTTGAATTTTTATGCTTATTTCTGCGCAATGCTTCAAAGTGTTTTCTTACCCTACACCTAATATTACACGTTTGACCAATATAAATCCGCCCATTATCCGTATTTTGTAGCATATAAATGCCACCCGTTGTTGGTAAATCCATAAACAGTACTCCTAATAAGAATGATCGTATTATACATGTACGATCATTCTTATTAAAAAGTTTCAATTTCTAGAAAAGATTATATGTCATTTGTGTTAACTATGGTTTCTTTTGTTATGCCATAGATCGGACTATACCACCAACCTACATATAGGTTGCCCCTTGGTAGTCTCTAGCGCCTTACACAGTTGTGTCTATGCGTCGGGATTGTCTACTTCTAGATTTCCCCCGATATTCAGGGTTATTCAAAATACATTACTGTACTAGGGGGCAATATATCTTTTACCCGATCCGACAGGTGCGCCAATGAATGTAACACTACCACCGAAGGGCATTACATCCGTTGTCTTGCCACCGTAATCTTTCACAGACGGTGTACCTGTAAAGACAAAGTTACCAATTTCACCGCCGCTTGTAGTAAATGCACGCACACGCCAATATCGCTGTGCAGCAAAACCTACTTGCATGGAAGCACGTTCAAATGAGAGTTGGCCCGGATCACGAGTACCAGTAAGCGGATCTACCGCATAAAACCCTGTAAGATCAAGTGAACCGGTGCGCTGTGTGGAAATAGAGGCACCCCATGCACCAGCATCAAAAGTTGAAACATCCTCATCTTTAGATGAGATATTGAACTTCCATTCACTGATACCTGAAATAGTCTGCCATGGCCCGGTTAATGATGTGCTACTAACAGCAAAATCATGATCGCGAGCAAGGTATTTAGTTACCATTATATACTAACCCCTTGTTAGACTGTTTCGCGTAGTAAATCTACACGATAATTATTCACAAATGTATAACGCTTTAAATCATCTCTACCTAAAAAGTATGGGGGCTGCATTGCAAATATGTCTACAACACGAATATCACTGTTTGAATACATATGGATTGCGCGGTATATTACATATGCGTTGTATTTTGCTATGTTATACGATGTTGCGCGACTTATTATTTGTATGTTTTCTGTGTCGTAATACATATCCGTTGACTGCATACCACCATACCCACGTATACAAACCGCATCATCGGGTTGCGCGGGTAGAAAATCTATGTAAACAGTAGCGGTTATGCCACTGGCGATATATTGTTGGAGTGTTTCAAGTAACACTAATCCCCCTAACTAAATATATCCTTTAAATGATCAAGTGTCATCGGTGCTACCGCATTAAACGGATTTTCAAGATATTTCATTGTGCCGTTTGTGTGGTGATAGTACGGGTTTTCATGTTGGATTATCGCGTAATCTGTACCGTAGGAAATAGTAAACGTTATGTTTGTATTTCCGATACTGCTTGCAATGTCACCGCTACTAATTAACTCACCATCATCTACGGGTACATTACCTTGTGACTGTCCGAATATCTCATTCGTATCTGCGCGTAATATATCAGCGGCGTCTGTTTTAATTTGTTGGAGTAGTGAAAGAACATTTGATGTGTAGGTTGCTTCGATCATGGTAGTTCCCGCTCATCATTGTATGTCATACGCTGCGCAATGATCTTTGTATATAACTGAACACCATTCATGGTGTCATTATTATGATAACTGATAGACCAATTCTTATTGTTTGCGCGGATAACATAATTGTCTTGAATGGGTATTTCTTCAAATGGGATAAGTATCGTGGTAAAGTATGATGTTTTGACACCGGCACGAACCGTATTCATACCCATAGAATTATTGAGTACTTCTATGTCTTTACCAGATAATGCGCCCACATACCCACTTGTTGAGAGAACTAATCCACTTACC